GGCTTAACTCTTGCTTGTGCAAAACCTCCTAACATAACTTCTTCTTCAAAAGCTCTGTCTGATGACTCTGTTACGTAAATCTCACTTGATTGATTTTCGTAACGTTTGTATTCCAGGCCAAATAGTGCATTTAAACCTGGCTCTAGTTCTTTAACTAGTTGATTACGTGATATAGCCATAATTTATATTCTCCTATTATATACCTGCTACGTTATTTCCTAAGATATGTTCATCGATCATAACTCTTAAGGCAAAGCCTTCTACTGTTATGTCCGAATGATCAGGATCTCTAGAAACACCTAGTATTTTAAGTTGAGCCTGCGTGTTGGCTGTCGTTGCTGATATCTTTGTTTTAGATATAAACAGCGGTGTTGTTCCAACTGCTGGTACGCTATCCGCACATTCCCCCACTTCGTTCTGATTGAACGCTGTGTCGGCAGACATAATTTCATACATCTGCATAGGATTGGACGTTATAAATGCTACAGCATCTGTTGCTGCAACACTTGCGGGCCAGTAATTAGACCACGTAGGCTTGTTTGATGTTGGGTCAGTATAGAAAGCGCCGTTCAGTGAACCGACATTATTTGCATCGGTTGCCCCTGAAACTAATATTACTCCATCTGCTGTTAATTGACACAAATCGTGATGTGAAATTAACGCTGAGGATGCAGCAATAGACCACTCGCTAAGACCGTTGTTATCATCGGTCTGACCAACGTTTTTAATGGGTCTCAAACCAAACCCGGTTGTTGACGCATTAGCCATGTTTGTCTCCTTTTAAGTAGATAATAAATTATCTACTGGTTAATGTATTCGTTGGTTTGAGAATTGTTAAAAAATTAACTATTCCTGTTACCACCGAAGGTTGTACGAGACTGCCTATCTTGATTGATTGGCATTCTCTTATCTTGATCCTTCAGTAGATCGTGTTCTAACGCTTCATTCCGTTCTTTAGCTTGTTCGCTATAATATTTAGAACGGTCTATTGCGATCTCGTTCGGTACTCTTGTCAAGACAAGGCCGCCGTGCCCGATCACCCCTTTGTATTTACCGTCGGTAATAACTGGGTAGTCAAGTTCAGGGAATTCGTCAGCTCTTACTAGTTCATAACCGGCTCTGAGTCTGCCCTGGACATTTTTCGTGTCCGTGTATCCCATAATCTCAATTCTAACCCACCTATGTCTAAAACCGTTCGGTGCGTTGGGCGTATCTAAGTACGATGGTGGAGTCCAGTGTTTCTTACGTTCAGTTTTAACTCTACTCTGGCTCGCACGGGAAGCTTTATTTGTATCAGTTTTCATATGCTTATACCTCCGTGTTCATAAGTTGTTTCGCATAGTCTTCTAGTGGCACACCTAATTTTTTAGCAATTTGCACTTGTGAAGGCGTGAGTTTCACACTCTTGCGACTCGTCTTTGTACTACGCGTAGCCGAAGCCACGTTCTGTGTAGGTTTACTAGTCGTCGTTTGTACCTTCTTACCAAATTTGTGGGGGAATTCAAGTCTTATTCTTCTATCCACTTCAGAATAATATTCATCTGATTGTGGGTCAAATCCCTCTTCTTCAGTAAGTTTTCTATGTAAATCAAAGGCAGTGTACGTCATAGCTGAATCTGTACCAAACCATCTGTTTTTAGATGCCCATTCCGAAGCTCGTGGATCGGGAGCATCAGGACTTACGGGTGGTATAGTCTGTTCCTGTTTAGATTGTGCTTCAGCTCTTTTTGCTTCCATTTCCTGCCTAGTTTTTAACTCTGCAAGTTTAGCCTGTTCATAACCTAATTGGGACATAGCCGTAGTTGCTTCTACTTCTGATTTAATGTCATTATTTTCTCTAGCAGTTTTTAATTTTGCTTGTGCTGCTGAGAGAGAAGATTTAATTCTATTTTCCATTTCAGATGCATAACCTGTATCTAACTTGGAAACTTTAGAACTTAAATCATCTTTTTCTTTCATAATACGTTGAGTATACTGAACAGCTTCATCTCGCTGTCTTTCTGCTTCACGCATTTTTTTAGTTAACTTAGCGATACGTTTTTTAACGCCTTCGCTATAGTCATCCATTTCTTTTTTTTGGTCTTCTTTCTTTTCTTCTACTACTTCTGCTTCTTGAGTTTGTACTTCAGTCTCCTGTTTGCTATCTTCAACATTAGACTGCTCATCAGATTTCGTAGATGAATCATCGGACTTATCACTGTCCTTATTATCAGTTTCTGCATTTGTTTCCTCCTGTTCTACTGATTTTACTTTTTCTTCTGGTAATTCAACCTCGGCACCAGGTCCACTAGTGTCAATGTCTACCATTTTTCCTTCTTTTTTTTCTTTTTCGTCTGGCATAGTTCTCCTCTATGTTTAAAATTCGTGGAATATATCTTCAGGGTTTTCCACGGTCGCTAGAACTTCATCATCGTTTAGAAGTCTAACTTCACCCCCATCAATTTTAATTCTGGATCCTGCGTATCTTGCAAAGATCACCCAATCTTTCTCCTTGCACCAAGGACCATCTGGGTATCTTTCTTTGTCCCTGTAGCAATCCGGACCCATTTTTAAAACTACACCACAAGTTGATGCGACTTGAGATCTATCAATGGCTTCGTCCGTCATAATAATTCCACCTTTTGTTTTTTCTGCTTGTTTAAAAGGTAGAACTAACATTCTCCAACCTGTAGGGTCGGGTAATTTAGCTGATTCTTTTTTATCGTCTGATTTTTTTACACCAACAAGGTCTTTATTTGGTGTTATTATCTTTGGGCTTGATGTCGATGACTGTTCCTTTAGTTTCATAATGCTCCTTTTTTTCTAGCAGGCTGGATATTTCCTGACTTAAATATTGATACGTTCGTATCTGTCCTAACATATAATTGTATTTTTCCATATTGTCAACAGCTCCTGACACCATTGTCGTAACAATATCTTCATGTCTATCGTTGATAATCTTCTTTAATTTACTAATTAATACTAGGTCTTCCATAATGCCTTTCTATTGTTGATATTTTTTCTTCTGCATCTGCTACTACTTGTAACAGTTTATCGATCTCTTGTAAATGCTGAGGATGCTCCCCAATTCCTACAGGAGAACTTAAGTATATTTCAATTATAGCTAATGACTCTTTTATAATCGCTTTGTATTTATGTAAAAGAGCGTCTAATAATTTCGCTCGGATCAAGTTACCAACCTTTGACGGCCAGCTTCGGTTTTCCTTTAATTAATCCACCTTTAGCGTACATACGTCTTCCTTTCATTCCCATGTCTGGTGAATACCATCCATGCTCTTGAGCTCTTCGTGCAGCACCAGCGATTCTTCCACCGCCTTTTGCTCCAACAAATCTTTTAATTTTTTTAGAAGTTTTTCCAGATAATTCTGGTTTTGAAATATTTATTTTTTTACCCCAAAAACCTTTTCCAGAAATTAAAGGTTTTTTCTCTTTTTCACCTTTAACTCTTGTATTGTATTTTTTACCTTTGTAAGTAAATTCTTTTTTGCCTGCTTTTTTAGCTGCAGAAAACGCTGAACCAAATGAACTTAGTTTAGTTCCAGTAGTCGATTCATATTTATCGCCTTCTTTTCTAACTCTTTTAGCACCAGTTTTTTTATCAATTCTTTTGTTAAAAGCTTTTGCTCTATCTGCTTCTTTTTTAGTTGTAGTAGCGTATTCTAATTTACCTTTTTTCTTGTCGTCTCTTGTAGATTTAAATTTTGATTTACCTTCCGATCTAGCTTTTGAAAACTGTTCGCCAAAAGTTGGTAACCATTTTTTTCTAACTTTACCAATTGCTGATCTTATTTTACCTGGAGCTTTTTTAGATGATTTTCCTATTGCTGGCATTATCTACCTCTTCTTCCAAGTTGTCTTATAATTCTAGCTTTTTCTTCTCTTAGATTTCTTCTTCCTGAACCTGTGTCTGCTCTTTCAGCATCAACTCTTCCAAGTTCTTCTAGTCGATTCATTCTTCTAGTGTTAACGTGGCCACCTTTTTTATACCCTTTAGGTGATACTTGTTTATTGTATAATCTGTTTGCCATAATGCTCCTTTTATATAATTATCAATAACTATTGTCTACTACTTTTTACCACCATTTCTAAATATTTGTGTACCCTTTATACCAAAAATACTTGCAACTACAAGTATCCAGAGATTTGTGAACCAACTAGGTAATGACTGGAAATACTCAAAAAAGAGTTTTACCTTAGCCATAGCTGCCGGATCGTCCGACATAACTGCCCACATTAAGACAATGATGGGCGCCGAAATAATCACGAGGACAAATTCGTCCTTGTAGTCTGCTTGACGGGCTTCTAACAGTTTTCCCTGGTAAGCTTCCTCACCTCGAGCTTGACGCTCTGCGTGTAAAAGTTGTGCATCAGACATAGCAACTTTTGCCTTTTGTCTGTTAGCATAAATTTTACCGCCAGCTTGTAATGCTATTTTAGCTAAGCTGAACCAAGCCATAACTTAGTACCAAGTAGCTATTTTATTCTTAGTAGAAAGCATACGTCTTGTACCTCTAACTTTAGTCTTATCTCCTGTTGCAAGATAATCCTTAGCAGGGGCTTCAACTACAGTAGCAGCTCTTGGGTCAACTTTCATATTTTGACTTGGAACTTTTATTTTAACGCCACCTTTTTGATAGCCGTCTTTTCCTACACCTAACTCTTTTGACATAGTTTCTCCTTAAATGAATCTGACTAAGCCACCACTTGCGTGTTTAGCTCTAGCCATTTTTTTGAAAGTTTTTGCTAGGTTATATCTTTTAGAACCTGGTGGGCATGATGCACTTCCAAATTTTTTACCAGTACAAACTCCTTTTGTACCTCTTTTCTTAATTGATTTGTTTACGTCTTGAATCCAATTCTTATCTGCTTTTCCACCTTTAGCTCTATTAATTCTTTGGTTTGGACGTCTTCCCCATGCTCCGTAAGATTCATCTCTTCTATCTTTAAAAGATTGTTTCTTACCAGATTCTTTTCCTCTTCTCATACCTAGAGATTCATCTTCTCTAGCGTCGTAACCTTGTTTTTTCTTTTTAGTAATCCAAGCTTTAGGTTTTTCTTTTTTAGTAATCCAAGCTTTAGGTTTTTCTTTTTTAGTAATCCAACTCTTTTTCTTTTTAGTAATCCAAGCTGTAGGTTTTTTCTTTTTAGTAATCCAAGCCGTTCCACCTTCAGCTTTTTTAGTTCTCTCAGCAGCCTTCTTAGCACCTGGCCAATCTTTAGCTTTACCTTTCCACAAAATAATTCTTTTGATTTTAGGTTTTTTAGAACCTACTTTTCCGCCTGAAGCGAATGGTACTCTAGCTGTTGAATCGTAACTTGGCATAATGCTCCTTTTATATACTATCTTCGAGGACCTTTCAAGATCCTTACATCCCTTTGTTTGAATCTATCATTTTCTATCTTCGCGTCAATACCCATTTGAGTTTTTTCTAAAGAAGTATCGGCTCTTAGATGAGCTAGTTCCTCGTTTTGGTCTAGTTTCTCTTGTTGTAATGACTGATTCATCATAGTTTTCATACGATCTAGGTTAATCTTCTCCTGACCTTCTTCTCGTTTTCTCTCATCATCCATTGCTCTAAGGTCTAATTCTCTTGCTCTTAATTTAGCAATTGGATCATTACCGAATTCACCCATGATTTTTCTCTCCTCTTTTAAGAATTCTTCCATCATCTCAGCTTCTAGTTTAGCTTTTCTTGCTTCAACTTTAATACTGAATTGTTGAAGAACCTGTTGTAATTGTGGGTTCTGCTGAAGTGCAGCAGGGTTTTGTTGTATCTGTTGGAATCTAACGAACTCATCTCTAAATTCTAATTCAACTTGTTCTTGAGCCATCAAGTTAATATGTTCAAAAATATTTTTTTCTAAGGCTCCTAAGATCATTGGATTGTTTCTTGCCATGTTCGTTCCCATAAATGCTAAGTGACAATCGATGTGAGCTCTATGATCTTGTTTTGGAAAAGCTTGAAAAGGTTTACCTGCTAAAGCCATCATGTTTTCTGTAACAGGATCTGTTGGTACAGGTGGCTGTGGCGGTGGTAATATTAAATTAATATCTTTAACACCAATCGCTTGATACATATGCTTATACGCTTCATATAAGTTATGCATTCCAGGATTCGATTGTGCTAATTGTAATTCTGTTTGAGCAACACTAATTCTTTGAGTTTGAGAAAAGATATTAGGATCAGCGACCGGGATAATATCAATCTTGTCATCAAAGTCTTGAACCTTAACCGTTCTTTGTGCACCGACTACATCATAAGGATATTCATTTGGTAAATAAGTTTTAAATACATGAGTTAATAATTTGAATTCTTGTTTTAATCCAACATATAATCTTTTATGAATAGCTGACATTACACGAGAACCTCTTTCTAAAAGAGCAACCGTAGTACCAACAGCTGCCTGTTGATTACCATCACCTACAGCCATATCAGCAATAGATGCAAATCTTTGTCCTGCTTGGACAACTATTCCCATTAGTTGTAATAATGTTGCCGATGGTTCTTTGAAAGGTAGAGGCATAAATGCATCTCTAATGTTTCCACCTGGAGCATCGACATCTCTAAATTCTCCTGGTTGTATGGATTGTGCTTGATCTTGTACACGAATCCCTCTTTGTTTAAACCCGGCGGGTAGATTGGATAAAGTACCCGCATCAAGTAATTGGCGTAGCGCAGTTGTCGCTGTTCGAGAGAGGCCACCAATCATATGGATCAAACCAAAACCGTAAAATCCAAGTCCTGGAAGAAATTTGAAATGGACAAAATACTGGATCTTTTGTTTGAGTTGATCATCTGCTTTGAAGTTTCTTTTAATTGATAAAACTTTTCTTGAACCTTCATCGATGGTTACAATGTAAGGTAATTTAATTCCTGTCGTATCGCCTGTGTCATCGGTATCTTCAAACCCTTCAAGGTCAAGATTGACATGGCATTCAACTAATCTAAATACATCTTCGTTTCTACCTGTTCTACGAATCCCTTCTAATTCTCTTTCCTTTTTCTCAACCGGAGTTTCTGTATCGTAACCTGGTTTAATATCGATATCTAAATAAAATCCTGAAAGCTGTTGCTTTCTTAAATCATTTTCTGACATCTTAACCGTATGCATTACGGCTTCTGCATCTTCTAAAGATGTTGCCGTGTACGGTACGATTAAATCGTCAGCCGGTACAAATTTGGACACGGCTCTGTTTAAGATTTCGTCATAATAGACTTTCTTAAAAGCAGAGCCGGCGAGAGGGAGGTAAAAGAGCATTTGATCAAAATCAGGTTCATATTCTTTCATGACATCCATCAATTGATAATTCATAAAATCTCTAACCCGAGTTGCTTGTTCCTGTTTCTGTTGGTTAATGTTTCCTAGAATCTGAGTTCTTACAGGACCATCTGCGGGTAATAATTCTTTGTACGCACCTGCTTGAAACTGGGTTACAGCTTCAGCGAGGACAGGATGCGTAGCGCCCGAAGCACCTTCAAAAGGTTGCGACGGGTTAGTGTATTTAAAACCTAAAAGATCTAGACCTTTAGTGTAAGTTTGTTCCCACTCCGATCTAGAATTTTTATATTCAATATAATCTCCATAGAGATCGCCACCGATTTTATCTAAAACATCATCGGGTAATAATTCTGCTAAGTTAGTGTAATGATCTTCCGTACCTGCTTGGTTCACGGCCCCTGGTTCAAAATTAATATCAACAGAACCGTCTTCCTGTTCAATGACTTCAGGTTCACCAGGCGCTGATTCTTTAATCGTTTCTTGTGCTTCTACGATTTCTTCTTCAGGTGGTATAGTTACGGTTTGTTCGACGTTCGGCAATGCCTTGTCGATGTTGTCTTGATCTGCCATTTACTTCCAACCTTTTTTTGCTAATTTTGGTTTGCCTTTAATGAGTCCACCGGATTTATAACCTAAAAAATTTTTTACTCGTGAAAGAGTTGGTTCTTTTGGCAAAGTTTCTACTTTAGTCTTAAATTTTCCTCCTTTACCTTCTTGGTACGCAGTTTTAATTTTATTACCTTTTACTTTTGATTTATGTCCGTGGTCTCTTAAAATTTTTAAAGCATTTTTACTTGAAAGCTGTACCTTGCCTTCTCGTTTTTCTTGTTTGATAGCCTCTTTGTGCTGTGCACCTCTTGGTGCTTTTTTAACTCCGGGACGAGATGTTCCTCGCACCCAAGGTAAATTTCCTGTTGGTCCTGCTCTTGTCATTTATTTCTCCAGTTTCACTACTTTAACCTGTTTATACGGAACATTCAACCCTTGTGGATTAGGTCCTCGTTTCGGGGGTACTGTTCTAGTTAATCGTTTGACTCTTCCACCTTGCTTATAGTCCCTTTCCCAACGTTTTGCAATATCGGGAAGATTGGCATGCATATAGCGTCTTTGCTTTTCTGATTTAAATGGCATTATCCGTAATATATCCTTGATCCCCGGACCGTGACTTCTTTAGGATCTTCAGGGTGTTTTAAGAATCCTCCTTGCCTCAATCTCATTACTGCTTGAGTCATCGAGTCAACGTAGTCATCGTTATCTCCATTCGGGAACGCTGCACATTCCTCGATAACTTCCTGTGCATATTGTTTATGCATAGGAGCCCACACTCTACCACTTTCAAAAAAAGGTGCAACTGAATTAACTCTAACATGTTTATCGTTTCCTTTTGAAGGAGTAAAATTGACTACTGGAATATCCATGTTCCTTAATTCGTGAGTCAGTGGTATCCCTGATGCCTTGGCCTCGATTAAAACCATATCAGGTCGCCAGAACAAATAGGATTCATGAGCCACACGCCGAAGTTCGGGGAACTCGAACCGGTCTTTCTCAGCGTCTAACAGGATTATATGAATCCCGCCGTCATCATCACGGAACACGCCCCAGGTTGTAATAGCTGAAAAGTCAGCAGATTCTTTTTTCAAGAAAGCTGTATCATAAGATTGAATAATATAATCCACTCTAGGAGGGTTATCATCTGGCCAATCTCTCCACCAATCTCGTTTAATAATTGCTCCTTCATCTGCTGTCGGTTGTTGCATGAATTGAGCGTTCCATTTCTTAACAGGTAAAGATGCTTTCTGAGTTTCTAATTCATCGATATTCCAATACTCAGGCCATACAGGTTTTCCATTTGGTAAGATGGCTGGGAACTCAATAACTTCCCATTGATCACCTTTAATTTCTTTTTGAGATTGTATAAGTCTACCTGTTAAATCTTTAGTAGCCCAACGGGTCATTACAATTACAATGGAACCTCCTGGTTGAAGACGCTGTCTAGGTCCTGAAGTATACCATTCATAAGCTTTGTCAAAACCATCTTGGCTTAGTGCATCTTGTTCCTTGTGTGGATCATCAATAATCAATAAGTCTGCACCACGACCTGTGATCGCTCCGCCTGTACCAGCCGCAAAGTATTCTCCGCCTCCTTCAGTTTCCCATCGTCCTGCTGCTTTGGAATCTTCTTGAAGTCTAGTTTTAAATACTTCCTGATACTCAGGAGAATCAATTAGATGTTTAGCTTTACGACCAAACCTTACAGCAAGTTCTGCTGTGTGGGTCGTTTGAATTATTTTTAATTTAGGGTTCTTCCCAATCATCCAAGCAGGTAAATAGTTGGAAGCAAATTCTGACTTGGTATGTCTAGGGGGCATATTGACAATGAGTCTCTTGATTTCGCCTGTAGCCAATTTATTAAATTTATCGGCTATGACCTTGTGATGGTACCCTTCTATAAACTCAGGCCACATATGTTTAACAAACGCCAGGAAGTCATTCTTAACAAGAGACTCCTTTTCTCGTTGTTTCAACTTTAACGCTGCTAATAAATACTCTCTTTCATTAGCCGGGTTCTCAAATTTTTTTATAATATTTTTTTTCTTTTTAGCCATAAGTGAGTTGGGATTTTAGTCCCTCTGACTGTATAAATCCTTGACTTTAGTCTTAAGTTTAGGATCCCTTTTTAATTTAAGGTATTTAAGATTATTAATCAATAGTATTTTATACTATCATTGGTACCTCTATTAAAGGACTAAAGACTCTTATCTTTAAATAATATAAGGAATACTAAAGTATGCTCTTATATTGTGTGAAATTTTGGCTGAAAAAAAACAAGCGACAAGTTTAACTTGTCGCTTGTAATTTAATTAATGATTAAACTAATTTAAATACACCGATCTTAACTTGGAATTGTCCTGTCTCTACAATTCCATATCCAAGTTTTTTATTCTTATTCCATAACTCAGATAAACTTTTTATGAATTGTGGAATAGTCATTGCAGGTTCGTTATCTGATCCCATTCCTTGATCTACAAAAAATGCACCCGATCCATCAGCATCATCTGAATAGATTTTATAATTATAAGTAAAATCATTTTTTATTTTACCTAAATCAAATCTATTCCAACCTTTAGGAATACTATTTCCTAAATCGGGCATATTTCTTATAGGCTCAATGTCATTATGTTTTAGTTTATCCATATCAACTGAATTAAAAACTAAAGGCATAATTTTATTTTCTTTAGCATTAAGCCCTGCTTTTTTATTTAGATCTTTTATTGTGTCTAGATCCATCATACTTGACCTGCCTTCCATTTAATAATTAAACCTAAAGCCTTAAAAACATTTAAATCATTTTTAGTAAATGTTTTTGCATTTTTTAATTTAATCATTGCATTTGCAATATGGCAACTTGGATATATTAAATCTTTGCCATAAACATTTTTTACTTCAAGTACAATTTCTTGATTTCGTAAATAGTCTTTACTGTAATGAAGTATTTTATTTGCTGTTTCTTTTTTCATTTTCTTTTTCCTTTCTTTGATACACTTGTATCAATTTTTGTGTTGTGTCTAATTGTTTATCACTTAAACAATTTAAGACATATTTTATTATTTCAAATTGATTATCAAAATCTAATACATCACGATAAGCAACATCAATTTGATTTATTTGTTTTAGTCTTTCTTTTTCTATCATTTTATTTTTCCTTTCTACCTGGATTTATAGCATTACTAGCCCTTATAGGTCAAGTATCTTAATAAGGGTTTGAAAAAATTTGATAGGGGCAGCTATAGAGCTCTTTTTTATTTTTCTTTATTTTTTTTCTTTTTTTATTTTTTTTCTTTATGTTTAGACTACAGGCACAGGCTCCGATTTTTAGACACAGGCAATTTTTTTGGAGAACGCACAAAAAAAACAGGCGCAGGTTTTAACCTGCGCCTGTGTTTAAAATTTTCCGACCAAATGCCTTATTTAATTATAAAGATTGACACTCCTCTAATGATTTAGGTTTAAAGAATTTATCTCTTTCTATTCCTAAACCTAATTGACCTTTAAACTCTAACAACTCATCAAGGTTAACATAACCTAACTCTTTTTCCTGCAGGCAACATAAACCGAATGCATTATTATTTTCAGGATTTAATTCCGACAGATACCATGTGCCGATACCTGTTGGATTAAAAAGTTTTAATTCAGCTTTAAAACTTTTTGTGCCGTCCTGTGCTTTATGATTTGCAATTAATTTTTCTTTAATTGCCTTTGTTAGTATCATCATTTGTTTTTTCCTTTCTTTTTTTTAATCTGTCTGAAATTTCTTTTAAGAATTTTTCAGACTTTCTAACATAAGCCTTTGATAAATCTTTATGATTACATATAAAATAATTCATCAAATTATTATGTTTACTCCTTATTTTTCTCATTTTTTATTTCTCCTTTATTTAAAAACTGTATCAAAAAACAGGGTAGCCTACTATCATAAAAATTTAAAATCTTAATGTGCGTTGAGATATGGAAGAAATTTTTTTTATTTTTACTTGATATTTTAGACTACAAGCGAAATTTCAGATTTCAAGCGATTACAAGCACAAGCAGATTTTTTTTATTTTTTTAATAGACTACAAGCACAAGCATATTTTTTGCAGAACGCACAAAAAAAACGACAAGCGATTTCTCGCTTGTCGTTCCAAAGTTTAATTATGCTCTAATTATTTTTTCAACTATTTTATTCGGACAATGTTTGCGTTCAATTATATTTTCAAGATTATCCTCTAGCCAAATATTCGCACAACTTGTTGTGCAAAAAAATTCAAGGATAGAACAAGAATAACCATAACTCGTTCTATGGTTAGGTTTAAAATATGCCTTTCTTGATTGATACCTTTCAGCTTTCTTGTTCCACCTATCCTTTGTATCATTGTCGCAACATTTAGGATTTTGACAGATATTTTTTTCTACCATTTTATTCTATTCAACCTTTCTTGCCTTTGTTTTTCTTTTTTTATTTTTCTCTCATCAAGATACAAGAATATTCCCATTACTAAACAAGCAAGAACAATAACTTTTATTTCTAAAGGTATCATTAACAATCCCCACAATAATTGCTATCCCATTTATTAAGATAGTCGTGTCTTAATCTTGTCTTACAAGATAAACAATTATAGCCTTTCATTTTTTCTCGTTCCTTTTTTTCTTGTTCCTTTTTATTTATTTCTAAAGGTGTCCGAGATAAGTTAGTAATTGAAACAACATCACTTAAATTGAAAGACCTAAAACTATCTTTTTGAGTATCCCAAAAAGTGATGATATTTTTTGAAACGAGAAATTTACTATCCTTTCTCATTTCGCCATAACGAGTAAAATAATCTTTCTCGTTAGTTAAACCCTCATGGGTTTTGGGTTTTACAACGATAGCGATTTTATCATTTCTCTTGAACAACATTGATAACCTCGCTTTCTTTTTTTTCTAATCTATTTTCAAGATTAGTTATTCTTTTTGCAAGAACGTGATTAAGTTCTTTCTGTGCTTGAATAATCTCTTTTAGATTATTAAAGAAAGTAATCAGTTCATAGTCGCTTATTTGTGTTCTCATTTTTACCTTTCTGTTAAGGGGAGTATATACTCCCCTTAACTTATTTCAACCTAGTTCATAACACTAGATTGTTGTTCACTCTTAAATAAAGCGATTTTTTCCTCTCTTGTCATTTTCGCTTTATGTCTTTCTGCAATCCTAGACGCAACATTTTCAGGATTATATAAAGTTAATCCTGTGGAATTAGTTCTGATAATTTGACTTTCTTCAAGTCTAGTATCAATACCTAATGCCTCAAATGTTGAGTTTGCAAGTTCTATTGCCTCATCAAGATAACGATAAGATTTTAATGCCCCTTTGATATCTTTCATATCATCAACGACACTTTTTATCCAATCTCTATGAGTTCGCACTAACTCCGATTTCATACAAAGAAATTTTTCCATTTCTTGAAATTCAGATTTAGTACAAGCAATAGCCCTAGACCTACAATAACTTGTACCGATTACATCACAACAGAATTGGTCATTAAATTCTCTAGCAAGACTTATGTTGTCCTCGCTACGATTACTTAATCCCAAAAACTTGTCGTTTGCGTCAGTATGTTTTTGTAAGTGTGGATTGTTTTGATTGTCCTCTTGCTCTATGTTTATATCAGGATTGAGATTTTTTGCTTTCATCTCATCACGATAATACGCATAAGCAAACTCGTTGTTGTGATTATATTCACTACCATTTAGACTACCATTTATTCTAAAATCAAAATGTTTTTGATTTTCAGTAGGTTGTCCATTTTCATCTATACTTTCTTCATCAGTATAAGCGAAATAGTAGCACTTATCATCAGCAACAACATCACAAGGACTTCCATATAAACCTTTGAAATACTTTAAAGTATTACAATGTTCTGTTGGATATGCCCTTTGAACAATCGCCTTTGCTTTATCAAAATAGTTTTTATAATCTACTTTGACTTGCTCTAGTGTGTTTGAATAATCTAACATTTTTTTATTGTTAGGATTATTCTCTAATGCGTTTCGCATAAGGTTTCCGACCTTTGTACGATACTCATTATTATTTTTCACTCTAGCCATTTTTACCTTTCTGCAAATCGTTAAATTGATTTGCACTCTTTTTATATCATAACTTGTAAATAAATAAAATGTTATTATATGGGATATTGTGATTGAGTCGTTAATTTGGAAAACAATATATTGGATTAACTGAAACTTTAGATAAAACTTAATTACAACCTTTCAACCCCTACTTTAGATTTATTCTAAAGTAGGGTTTTATTTTTTATTTTTATGTTTAGACCACAGGCACAAGCAGAAACACCTAGCACACCAGCTCGAGCTCCACGCACCTCACTTCAATAAACTATGAAAAAATTCAACGCACAAGCAGAACGACACAGCAACCGGGCTGGAGCTCTGCGTGCCTCACGCCCGAGAACTGAAGTATTTGAGCAGAAACACACAGCACACCAGGTAGGCCCCTACGCACTTCATCACCTTCTCACGCAGAACGCACAAGCAGATCTGGTTCCGTTGCGTGATGTTTCTGCTATTTTTTTTTTATTTATTTTTAGACTACAAGCACAAGCACACAGCAACCGGGTTGGGCTGCTGCAGGGCTCACGCGCTTAATCTGTAAAATTTTTTTTATTTTTTTAGACTACAAGCACAAGCGAGCGCCACGCCGGAAGCCCGGGCCACGTAGTAATTTTTTATTTGACAGCTCATAAAATCCTATATATAAGAAATATGTCTATTCAGGCTGGCACATTAATAAGTGGCCTATGTAACAAACGAAAGGGTCGGAATAGACATTAAACGAAAGGAATACATGTTAAAAAAAGACGCAAAAAAAATAGTCCACGGGTTGACACGCACAAGCAAGATGCCAGGCTATACTTACAGCTTGCCAGCGTGGGAGTGTAAGACAGGCAGCAAGCTCAGGCTAGTTCCAGGCACACCCTGCCATGGTTGTTATGCCATGAAGGGTAACTATACGAGATACCCAAATATTAAAAAAGCACAATACCGAAGGTTGAAGAGCCTCGAAGATCAGAGATGGGTCCAGGCCATGACGGTATTGGTCACAGGCTTTGAAGTCTTTAGGTGGCACGATGCAGGCGACATACAGAGCGTTGAGCACCTGCGCCAGATCTTTGAAGTATGTAGAAATACACCAGGGACCCGGCACTGGCTGCCCACACAGGAACGGGCGTTCCTGATGGCAATCGACCCGGGCGAAGTCCCTGCCAATTTGGTCATTAGGTTGTCAAGTTCCAAAATTAATGGACCAGAGCCGAAGGCCTGGGAGCACAGCAGCAGCGTGGTCACTGACGGCAGCGAGACCTGCCCGGCACCAAAGCAGGGCGGAAAGTGTCGCAGCTGTCGAGCTTGCTGGGATCCTGCCGTTAAACATGTTAAGTACGGCAAGCACTAAGCAGCCAGGACCGGTTACTATGTCATTCACTTGGAGACACCCAAAATATTACGCAGAGCTCAAGCGTCAAGCTAGGTTACAAGCACAGGCGCAAGCTGACTCCCCCCACCCCCCTAAATTTAGACTACAGGCACAAGCTAGAGATCACGCAGGTGACAAGCACAATCCTCAAGCGAACCAAGAACCAGCGGTTCAAGGTTCAAACCCAGTTCAACCAGTTCCAGGATCCGAGAACCCTGGTAAAGATAGCAATTAAAATTTTTTTTATTTTTTTTATCTAAAGAACGCACAAGCACAAAGGTGCCAGGACCATGGCTCATATGCCACGCCACTTGGTGCGGGGATATGGCCACTTTGTTGCGTTTTGTTACTTTTAACTCTACTGTAAAAAAGTTGTGATTAGGAGAATAACCCAATAGGTCAGGAGTGCCAAATAAAGCCCAATTTTCAAGGCGTGTCCACTTAATTTGTGGAGTGATTTTTTTAAGATCTGCATATAATTTTGACTCCGGTCGTACCACTTTTTTGCAGTAACACAACCGAAGTCATTTGGCTAGAAGTTTTTTATTTTTCTACAGAAATTTGAGTGCCATCTTCATTCTTAACCCATTCGAATTCATCACTGTTCCAATCTGGGTCTTCGTAATTTAAGAATCTCTTGCCTGTGTCGATGTCTTCATCGTCACGGGGTAGACACTCTTCGATTTTTTTCCATTCTACGGGTTCATCTCCCGACATATCATTGACATGTTTGCCTTTGATAGTTTCTCTAAAAGTTTCTCCATAATCATCAATGTCTTCAACATTAACACACTCTTTTTGTGATAGGAGTTCTTCAGCTTCTTGTTTTGTCTTCGCAGTTATTTCATATTCCATTTCTACTTCATATGTTTTTCTAACTCGCCATTTTTGAAAGCCAATCTCTCCATTAGGAGTATCTTTTTTGTATGTTCCATTGATGATAGGGATTTCTTTTACAAATTTAATTTGTACCATCTTTTTTACCTCCCTTCTGCCAATTTATGTAGTTTCTTCCAAGCCTTGACTAACTCAGAGTACTCTTTTTTCCCATCTTCACTCATTCTATCAATCTCCCATTGAAGATTGCTAATGTGTTCTGAGATTTCATTTAATACTTTAACGGATTTCTGGGTCATCGCTGATTCTGTCCTCCTGTCTATAATAGATCATATTCTCTTCTCGCAAAGCCTGGGCTTCACACTCCAAAGATTCTGTAAGCTGACCTACCTCTTCAATAAACTCATCGCTGAAGGAAGAAGCAGGGTTATCTGCTTTCCAATTATCCAACTCCAACAAATCCATTTGGTATAACTTACGCAATACTCGTTTTTCTTTATTGTTCATATTTTTTCCTTTCATTCAGATAATATGGGATTTTATGACTTAAATGTCAAGAAGATAATTTATAATTTTCCAATTATTTTACCCATCTTCCAGGTGCCTAATTTGGCCTGTCCTTTGATGTTAATTCGGTGGGTATCCCGGTCGCCTATGAGTCTATTCTCCAGGAGTTGTATCTCAGAGACATCGAGCTTTTCGCCATTAGGCATTTCAATTTGAACCCTAGCATTTTGAGCTAAAGGCGATTTTAAAAACTTGTTTAATACTTGTGCTAATTCCTTTCCTGTCATATATTGATTTATAAACTATATAGGATATATTGCAAGTATGGGAGTACCAAGTAGATTAACAGAAATGCAGATGAAATTCTGCGAAATCCTGGTTTATGGTGGTAAAGAAGGACCAGTCACAGGGACGGAAGCCGCAATTCAAGCAGGATACAGCGTAGATAGAGCTAGGTTCACAGCTTCAGAGCTGCAGAACTATAAGAAATATCCAAAGGTAGTAGCCTACCTGACGGAACTCAGAAGAGATAAACTTTCAAAGTTTGAAGTCAACTACGAAAACCACGTAGCAAGGCTCGGAAATCTAGGAATCAAGTCCGAAAAGAAGGGCAACATGCAAGCGGCAATTAGAGCAGAAGAATTAAGAGGTAAAGCGTCAGATCTATATATTAACAGAACTGAAATGCGTACAGGTAAGTTAGATGACCTTACAACCGAAGAACTTAGAAAAAAAATGAAAACTATTTATGACGAAGAAGTAGAATTAAAGAAAGTTAAAAAAGAATTAAATGCCCCTATGAAATCTTTACCATCTTCTTCACACAAGAAAGAGGAATCATCGTCCGATCCCCAAAAGTCAGAGAGCCATCCTCATCCCGATCATAAGAAGCAAACAACTTAATAGAATTTTTATCTTTAGAGTAAAGCCAACCTTCATTGACAGGTGTTGAAAGCTTCATCTTGTTAAATTCTTTTTCTTCAGCCCAGCCTGAATCACTAACGATATCGATCCAGTCTACTCTGTATTTAGTAAATGGAATCGGATTTGGTTCTCTAGATGAGATGTTAAGTTTCCGTTTTTTAGGCATGGCCTAGTATACACCGTGAATTATAAAATGAAATATTTTTTAACATGGTTTCCGTGCGCGCGCCCCCTAGACAGCTACGCTGAAAAACCCTCCGGATACAAATTTGCTTAAATAAGCCTTGGTATTCAACACTTCTAACATTTGTATATTTTTGTATACCGAAGAAAGATACAAATTTCGATGAATAAGTGTTGGTATATAACAATTCTAGTATTTGTATACCGAAAACAGTCATTTTAAAAAAATAAAAAAAATTTTTTTTATTTTATAATCTGTAGAGTATACAGACTATTTTTGAGCGTTTTTGTAATATAAATCAACCCTTTTAAGCCATTCATGCTGGTATTTTTGGAACTCCTTTTCGGATACAATGAACTCCTGGAAGTACCCATCCTTGCTACACATTAGCACAACCCCCTGTTGTATCTTGGTTTGATAGACATAATTGTGTGCCATAGCGTATGCACCAAGCTGAATCATATAATCTTCTATCCATTCTCGTCTTTTGGGCTTGTTTGTTTGCTTAAAATCTATTATGCTTTCGGCGTTTTTATAAACCCCTACTAAATCTGTCGCACCTGCGTACAATTCCGGGTAATAAAGGGCAACTTCACTCCCCCATATCTCATCTAAGTGGCTTAAACCCTTCTCAATTACTACATCAGCCATTTTATGGGCTTGTTGACCGACATCTGTCAAGTCTAATCTATTCTTTCCTAATATGTGATGTTCCAAGATGCTGTGCATCGCAGTACCTCGTTGGGCTGCCTGGTCCATGATCCGTGTTGCCTCTGCCTCGCCTACTCGAGCTCGCCAATTAGCTAACCCTTCAGTTTTCTCGGCAGTCTGAGTCTTACTCAAAATCGTCGTAACTGACGGAAGCTTTTCATTATTAATATCGTAGTGTCTTAAACCTTCAACCATTCCTCTAACGGTTTCAGGATACTCAAATTTTTTATTCCATTTCATTTCTTTAACATCCTCTCTAATTCTTTTTGATGCACTAGGTTATCATACTGATGATCTTCTTTAGCCCGTGCAAGTTCTGCTTTTAAATTTTCAATTTCTTCCATTTTTTTCATAATAATTTTATCCGACGCAGCGACTCGGTGATCTCCTGCTAGAGCTTTAGTTAAAGCTTCTTCAGCTTCTTTTCTTTTATTTTTCTCTTCTCTCCACATATCAAGTAATGTTTGGTAGTCTTCCTTCATTTATACCTCCTAAATAATAATCTCCACATCCAAGATCTAACAATCGAGAAACACATAAAGATAACAGCTATGTGAAAACTTTCCCAAACAGTTGGATACATTCCAAAGAATGGAAATATATATAACTGTAGTAATGTGGCTAGAATTAGACCGGAACCTACATCAATGATACTTTCAATTAGCTGTCTCACTCTTCACTTTCTGCTTTGATGATGGCTTTGCCGATTTCTTCCGCGATTTTCGGGACGATAGAATTTCCCAATCCTTTAAGTCGGTATACCCTGCCGGGTATCCCATGAGCCACTCGACCCACGTCGGGTTCAATGTTCCACCAGGCGCTTTCTCCACGTACGCTACTTCCGTTTCCAGATACTTCTTGTGTCGTAAGTTCGCCATACCCTGCGACAGTTTCATCGTCATTCCAATTCCTCCTCTCGGTGTAGGCCACATCTTGACTGCGTTCGGGAGTTGAAAGTTTCTCGTTGAGGCTCCCTTCCAATCCCTGGACACTGGTGTCGGCCACATCTTCGCCGCTAGCGCTAGGGATG